TTCCGAAAGAAATGCAAGAATAATAGGAAAAACAACTTCCTACAATGTTCGTACAGCTGTTATCACAGGCGGTTTAGTATCTGATAGTGAAAGAGACGCTCACCTAATAGGTAAAGATACTTCTAACGACAATCGTTTAGCAAAACTAACAGGTGGTGCGTTGGCTGGGGATAGTAGAGATGCAAGACTATTCGGTATAGCCATTGCGAACGACACACGAAACGCAAAACTAACTGGTGTAGCCCAAGCCGATGATTATAGACAAGCAAAGATAACGGGTTACGATATTGAAACCGATATCAGACAAGCCAAAATAACAGGTAAAGATACCGCAGATGACTACAGAGGGGCTAATATACGAGGTGGTATTCAAACTAACGATGCAAGAACAGCAAAGATAACGGGTTGTGACACAAGTGACACAAGTAGAGGTGCGATAATAAGAGGTAGTGAAACCATCAATAGTTATCGTCCAGCAAAGATAGTTGGAGCATCTGGGGCTAACGATACAAGAATTGCAAAAATAGTGGGTAAGGGTAGTTGGTATGTTAGCCAGACATACGATTGGTACAAACGTGACGACAAATCAATAGGAGAAAAGCAAGACGAAAAGTGGTATGAGCGTGATGATAAATCAATAGGCGAAAAGCAAGACGAAAAGTGGTACAAGCATTTAGATGTTTAATGTGTGAAAGGTAGGTGTTATAATTAACATATATGACTAAAAGGCAATATGTAACGGAAGACGAAATAGAACAGTTTTCCAACATACAAGTAACTGATGCTACAGAGGCAGAAGACCAAATGTCCCAAGCAGAGGAATTGGTTGACAGCTACGTTGGTTTCCAACAGAAGCACGTAGATGATGTTTATTCTGGTCTTGCAACATCGGGTGGCAGTAATTATTTAATTGATACGTCAAGCGATTCACCGTTAAAGGTGTATTTTGACGATTATTTTACTTATTGTCAGGTAGAAATAATTGGCGGTACGGGTAACGGACAGTTACGCAATATAGTATCGTCAACTAAATCATCTAACAAAATAACTGTAAGCCCTGATTGGACTACAAACCCAGACGGCACATCTTTCTATGTAATTAGGCAACTTGGAAAGTTCCCACGTGACGAGGACGCTTTTTTAGGTAGCGATTATAAGTGGAGAAAAAGCATACCAGAGGCGGTAACACGTGCAACGTTAGCACAAGTTGAGTATATAATTGAGAAAGGAAACGACTACTTTGCAGGTGCAGTAGACTACGAATCCGAGCAATTAGAGGGGTACAGTTATAAAGTTAAAAGCGGTAAAAACCGTTTTATATCCCCAACAGCTCGTAGCTTACTAAAAGGCATCTACAATAAAAAGGGTCGTATTGAGCTATAAGGCATTTACTTAAACACACAATTACCGTATACAGCACTATAACTCGTAATGAATATAACGAGGAATCCTTTAGTGGTGGTGTTGATTACTTCGGTAGGTTTCAACTAAAAAACAAGTTAATAACCAACGACAAAGGTGAAGACGTTATGGCAGATGCGTTAATTTATATGGATAGGGAAACAGAGGGTTTAAGTATAGGCACAAAGGTTACCTACGACGGACAGGATTACAGGGTTATAGGGCTAAAGGAAGCGTTAGACGATATATCAAAAGTTCACCACTACGAAGTGTGGGTGCAAAGGTGGGAAGCATAATGTTGTTTAATGATTTATTAAAAATATTAAATAAAAGGATAGACCCAGCCAGACAAAAGGCTGAAAAAATGGTTGGCGATGAGATATTAAGACTATCAAACAAAGAAGTGCCTTTTGATATTGGTACTTTGGCTCTCTCAGGCAGAGTTGACACATTTCCCGACCACGTTGAGGTTGGCTATCACACAAAGTACGCACACAGGTTGCACGAACACCCAGAGTACAATTTTAAAAATGGTAGAAAGGGTAAATACTTGGAAGATCCTATAAAGAACAACCTCTCACGACTTGAGGAAATTGTAGGCAGGACGTTAAGTGCGGAGGTAATAAAATGATTATAGATGATATATATACATATTTAGGTAATGAAACCAGCCTGACTTGTGGTACTAATTTATTTAAGAGCAGACAGACCGACAGTCCAAATGACCAAGTAGTTATTTATGACACAGGGGGTTTTGAATCCGATCATTACTTGCCTGTGGCTAAACCGACATTTCAAGTACTGGTTAGAAGTACAAGTTATGCTACAGGTGCTGACTATGTTGATGAAATAGTGGGTGCATTGCACCAACTTACTAATACAGAACTTGTTACCGACAGTAAATATTTTTATTATATATTCTTGTTAAATGAGCCAAGTCATATAGGGCGTGATGATAAGGGCAGACACGAGTTCAGTATTAATTTTATGTGTGAAATAAGACGATGAAATATATAAACGAAAAACCATACAGGGAATTTAGATGTAGTAAGTGCCGTAATCTATTGGCTATGGAATATATTTACGCAGGTAGGTTAGAAATAAAATGCCCTAAATGTAATGAAATAAATGTTATAAATTTTAAGACAACCAAAAATGAGTTAGTAAAAGTATTAAGTTCTAATTTGAAAGGCGGTGAAAATAAATGAGTGACATATCTAATGTTAAGATGGGCGTCTGCTCTGTAAAGTACGGTAGTACCGACTTAGGTCATACTAAAGGCGGGGTTACTGTAACTTACGAGCCAGACATTCACGACATAACCGTAGACAAATACGGAAGTACACCTGCAGAAAAAGTATTGATTGGGCAGAAATTAAGAGCCACAGTACCTTTGGCTGAAACAACAATAGCTAATTTAGCAATTGCAATACCAGAGGGAGATGAGGGTACTTCTTCGATTAAGATAGGTGGAGAGGTTGGTCTACGATTATCAAGTGTAGCAGAAACACTTGTATTACACCCAATAGCAAACGAAAGCACTGACTTGTCAGAAGACGTAGTTATTTACAATGCCATTGTAACCAACTCTATCAGCATACCTTTTAAGGTTGACGAAGAGAGGGTGGTTGAACTGGAATTTGAAGGAATAATTGACGAATCAAGAGAAGATGGTGATAGGCTTGGGTTAATAGGTGATTCTACTGCTTAATATAGACATTAGAAACAGGCACAATGTTCGTCTATGATAGTAAAAATTGACAATAAAGAATATAAGATAGAAAAGTTAGCACTTGGCAAGTATGCAGAGTTATTAGAGGCTTTAGATAAGATACCTGAACAGTTAAACGCAATAGGTACAATATCTGAAGAAAACATAATAAAAGCATTGCCTAAAATGCTAAAAGAGGCGTTACCGGAACTGTTAGAAATTGTTTCATTAGGTTCTGGTATACCAAAAGAGACTATGGAAAAAGAGTTCGGATTAAATGACTTTGCCAAAGTAGTAAAAGCTATTTTTGAAGTAAATGAGTTTGATGAGTTGGGAAAATTGTTGGGGGCAACTCTGAAAGGAAGAAAGGAAATAGCCCCAGAAACAAACGATGGCTTGAAGAAGTAATAGCGGAACTTGGTTATCTTTATGGGTGGTCTCCTAAACAGGTAAAAGAACAGGTTTACCCGAAAGATGTAGTGGTTTATTTGCGGACAGGGAGAGTTGAAAAGTTAGAAGAACAGATTATGAACTTAATGATAGTTCATAATCCGCATACAAAAAAACCAGAAGCATTGTTTAGGGAATTGCAGGCAGAACTAACCAAGTTACGTGGTATAGACAATTCGGAACTTGACCGAGAAGGTCTACAGAGGTTAAAACAGAAAATGTTTATGGATAGAAAGAAATATAAAAAATAATATGACATCTAAAAAGTTAATATCAGAAATGAGGATAGCAAAATGGCAACCGTAATGGGTGACATAATAGCGATAGTAAAGGCAGACACAACCAATTTTAAATCGGGAATGAAAGATGTTACTAAACAGACTAAACAAGTAACTTCCGGATTTTCTAACATAGGAAAAACTATTAAAGACGTTGGTTTGGCTTTTGGGGTAGCTTTTGGTGCAGGACAAATTGTAAAAGGTTTTAAAAGTGTAATAAAATCATCCTCAGACTTTCAAAAAGCAATGATTGGATTAAGCACTGTTGCAGACGCGTTTCAAATTTCCTCGGATGACGCTAAAGAAGCAGCAATGGCATTAGCAGAAGATGGCTTGATGAGTGTTAGTGAGGCAGCAGATGGTTTGAAGAATTTATTAGCAACTGGGTTTTCATTACCGCAAGCAATAGATCTAATGAATGGTTTTAAAGATTCTGCAGCATTCAATAGACAGGGAATGCTTGGCTTTGGGGAAGCAATCGTTGGTGCTACACAGGGATTAAAAAATCAAAACTCAATAATGGTTGATAATGCAGGTGTTACAAAGAACCTATCAAACATCTTAAAAGAAGCAGGGTTATCAGCAGGAGATTTAGGATTGGTAACTTCTGATGCAACTGTCAGAACAGCTTTATATAATGGTATTTTAAAAGAAACAGCTATATTTTCAGGAGACGCTGAAAAGGCATCTGAAACATATCAAGGTAAGGTAGCTGCATTAGATACTGCTATGTTCAATTTAAAAGTTACAATAGGAGATAAACTACTTCCAGCAGTAACTAAATTCATAGACAAGCTAACAGAGTGGGTAAATTATATAAAAGATAATGTAATTCCAGCAGTTGAAAATGCAGGTAAGAAGATGGAAGGATTGAAAGAGTGGTTTGATAAGAACTGGGTTGCGGCAGACCTACTAACAGTAATGTTTGGTACTACATTACTAATTGCAGTAGGTAAGTTGGCAATAGGTTTAGGAACAACACTGGTCGGTGCTATAGTGAGTGTTATTAGCTCTTTTGCAGCATTAGGTCTTTTACTTCTTCCGTGGTTTGCTGTAGGTGGTTTAATAGCATTACTATATACTTTCTTTGATTTTATATCAAGGAAAACAACAGGATTTACATTGCTTGAGCAACTTTTAGCAATGTTTGAGTTAATAAAAATAAAATTAAAAGAAGTTGTAGAATGGTTTGACAAAACAATAGATAAGATAAATATATTTAAGAAAAAATCAAGCGAGGCAGGAGGTGGCGGTGGAGGTGGTAGTTGGGGTGGTAAAGCATCTGGCGGACTTGTAGAGGCGGGTAGAAGTTACATTGTAGGTGAGTTCGGCAGGGAGTTGTTTGTACCAAGCCAAAGCGGAAGAATAATACCTAACAACAGCTTGCCTGATAATATAAATAATAAATCAGTAGTACAAAATATAAATGTATATCCGTCTGATGGGCTTGACATTGATACCATAGTAGAAAGGTTGGCATACAAATATAGGACATCACTATGATAAAAACAATACAAATATACAATTTAACAATGGGAACTTTAGAATCAGGTTACATATTCGGTAACTTAACTGGGTTCGGCTTCCCGTCACTAAAAGTAGATATAAAAGAACGAGGAAGCACACACGGGGCTGATTTAGGCGTTAGCTTATATGGCAGACGTGTTATGGGTATTGAGTTGGAAATAATAGGTAAAAATACAACCGACTACGAAACAAAAAGACGAGCGTTAGAATTGGCTTGTGATATTACACGGGGATTACAAAGGATTTACATTACCACACGTTCAGGTATTGAGGTTATATGTGACGCTATTGTTACAGGTGATTTTGATTTGCCTTACACCAAAGGGCAAATGATATTTAGTTCGGTAAGGTTAGAACTAACCGCACCATACCCATTTTTTAGTAGTAAGGACCAAAAGAGTTCGCTAATATCTTTATGGTCGGGCGGTGGTTGGGGGTTGCCGTTTGAATTACCGTTAGATATGTCTTGCGGTGGTGATGTCATTGCCAACGTAGTTAATAGTGGTAACACCAAATCATACCCTGTTATTACATTATACGGACAACTTGAAGACGCTACCTTAACAAATGAAACAAATGGCGAAACATTTTCAATAGACTATGAAATAGCAGATGCTTCGCAGGTTGTAATAGATACTTTTAATAGGACAATTATATTAAATGGCACTACTAATTTAAGGCAGTATTTTAGTGGTGACTGGTTGTCTTTGGATCCCGGAGGCAATGGTATTAAGTTAACTGCTACCACGTATGGTTACAACGCTTTGGTGTTACTAACCTACAGAGATAGTTATTTAGGTTTATGATGTTCAGATGTGTAGTTAAAAACAGTGACAACTCACTAATATGGGAATTGCCTTTTACCCGTTTTAATATTGTGCAGGAACTTAACAAAGGCGAATCATTAAGCATTACTTTTGAAAGTACAGCCATTAAACCTATTGCAGAAGCACACGATATTACTATTGAATACATT